GTGCCACAGAGAATGCTCTAATCAAAGAGAAAAACGCATTAGAAGATTTAAAGAAAAAGTATGATACCGAGCGCATAGGTTTAATGCTGGCACTTAACCAGGCTACAGATGAAGAAACCCGAACACGTATTGCCGAAAAGTTAGCCATACTAGATGGCAACGCAGCTATGGCAGAAAGATATTTAGCAGATACTAATTTAGCATTCCAAACGAATCAACTTGCTAAGTCTATTAGTAATGCGGCAATAGCAGCTGAATCATTTTCAAACTTTGCTATGGGTGCAGTCCAACGTGGCGAGTACGCAGATGCTTACAAGAACATTAGCAACGTACCTACTCAAAGCGCTGGCGGTGCTATGCAATTACCAAGCGCTGCAAGTTTTGCTATGGGCGGTGTATCACGTGGCGAGTACGCACCAGTAACTGTAAACGTGGCTGGGTCAGTATTGAACGAGCAAGATTTAACTAACACAATTAACGAGACTTTATTAAGAATTAACAAGATGGGCCGTGGCACTACACCTGCAGGCGGTCTATCTGGCGGCACGTAATGGCTGTACCAACAATCAATGCGGTAATTAACTTCTCTACTGGGCCAAGTTTTGCTCAAGCCATGATCTTGGGTACTGGCATACTAAACACAAATATCTTAGGAGATTCTGCAGCGCTTATTGTTGATGTATCAAATCAGATTAACTATATACAAACTAGCCGAGGCCGTAATGCTTTAGCAGATCAATTCCAAACAGGGCAATTAACTTTACGCATAATAGATCAAAACGGAGATTTTAACCCGACTAATCCATCAGGGCCATATTACGAATTGCTAACACCTATGAAGAAGGTGCAAATCTCTGCTACTTATGGTGCTACCACTTATAGCCTATTTTCAGGATTTATTACAAGTTATGTAAACACTCAACCCAAAGATGCAACAGAGGTTGCCTATACAACGATACAAGCTGTAGATGCGTTTAGACTTGCTCAGAATGCTCAGGTATCAACAGTCACAGGTGCTAGTGCTGGCAACTTATCAGGCACCAGAATTAACCAGATATTAGATCAGATCGACTGGCCAGCAACTATGCGTGATGTTGATGCTGGACTTACAACATTACAGGCAGACCCTGGCACAGCACGCACTTCTCTAGGTGCTATGCAGACTGTGGCCGATAGTGAATATGGCGCATTATATGTAAACACCGATGGCGAGTTTGTATTTCAAGACAGATCCACAACCGCAGGGTCAGCTGGTGGCACTGTAACTACCTTCAACGATAATGGTACGGGGATCTCATACGCCAATGCTATGTGGAAACTTGATGACAATTTAATCTTTAATTCAGCCCAAGTTAGCCGTACAGGTGGCTCACCACAGACAGCGATCAACCAGGCATCTATTGACAAATACTTTATCCACTCATATAACCTGCAGGATTTACTAATGCAGACCGATGCTGTAGCCCTAGATTATGCAAGGGCTTATGTCGCTAGCCGTGCCGAGACACAGATCAGATGCGATGGCATCGAGTTAGATTTATATACCAACAATTACAACGCAGGAATTATTGCAGCTTTAGAATTGGACTTTTTTGACCCGATTAGAATTGTTACTACCCAGCCAGGTGGATCTACGCTAGATAACACCTTGCAGATATTTGGCGTGGCTACAACAATCACACCTAACAGCTTTAGGGTCTTCTTTACGACCCTTGAACCAGTCATCGATGCACTGATTCTAAATAACAATATATACGGCACTTTAGACTATAATGTGCTTAGTTACTAAGGAGAAATAATGGCCGCTGGATTAGGATTTAAGGACTTTACAACAGGCGAGGTATTGACCGCTGCCGATGTTGATGGCTACTTAATGCAAGGTGTGTGGGTTTTTGCTAATGCCGCTGCTAGAGATGCAGCTGTAACATCACCACAAGAAGGTAATTTTGCATATCTTAAAGATACAAACGTAACCACTTATTATACTGGCAGTGCTTGGGCAAACCTAGATACAACAGGTATGACAAACCCAATGACTACAACAGGCGACACGATTTATTCTTCAAGCGGATCAACGCCTGCTAGGCTGGGAATTGGTAGCACAGGTCAAGTATTAACTGTTGCTGGTGGTCTGCCGTCTTGGTCAACTCCTGCTGGTGGTGGTGCTTACACTTTAATTAATACTGGTGGAACAACCTTGACAGGCGGAAGCGTTACAATTGGTTCTATTCCTTCTACATACAAAGATTTATATTTGGTAGTTAGTAATTACAAACCAAACACCGCAGCATTATTGCAAATGAGATATAACGGCAGCAGCACCGCCAATACTTATTATCACATTCAAGGAACAACATTTGGAAGCGTTGTATCCAATACCGCATTTGACCAAGCCCAATGCAGATTAGGCGCTATGGAACAGAACACAAGTACCTCAAACAGCACATTTGTTCATACAATTTATGATTATGCAAATACCAATGTTTGGAAAATGAGTTGGGGAACATTTGTAACAAACGGTGTTAGTAATTCTGCCCAATTAAACTGGGCGCCAATGGCAAACATTTGGAATGGCACTTCAGCAATTTCATCAATTGATTTGTTCCCTTATAGTGGAACATTTACATCAGGAACAGCCTATTTATACGGAGTCAAATAATGAGTAAAACAAAGTTAATGCGCAAAATAGTGAATTGCGAAACTGGTGAAATTACAGAGCGTGAATTTACCGCTGAGGAATATAGTCAAAGAGAAATTGATATTGCTAATTATGCAAAAGCAAAAACCGAAGCCGAAGCAAAGGTTGAGGCTAAGGCTCAGTTGCTAGAGCGTTTAGGTTTAACTGAGGATGAAGCAAAACTTCTTCTCAGCTAATGCAACCAAAGTTATGCGCAGCTGGTGTGCAGTTAAGAGATCAAATTGATACCTGGTTTCCAGATAGGCGTACTGCCAGTGATGGGTGGTTGGGTGATAGCCGCCACTCCGCCAGAAAATCGGATCATAATCCAGACGGAATATGGGTGCGAGCAATTGATATTGATTCTAGGCTGGAATCATCCGAAAGCCTTGCACCTTATTTGGCTGACCAAATCCGAATCGCAGCCAAGTCAGATCCACGCATATCATACGTTATCTACAACAGCCGAATATGCTCGAAAATATTAAATTGGCGTTGGAGAAAATACAAAGGAATTAACCCGCACAAAAAACATTTGCACTGTAGTTTCACAAAACTAGGTGATCTCGATGGAAAACCATTTGATATCCCATTACTAGGAGGCAAAATATGAAAATAAACAAAAAGCAGCAAGCTGTATTAAAATCATATGCACGTGGCGTATTGGTTTCATTTTTAACATTTTTGGCAAGTAATGAATTAGGACTTGATCCTGTTGTAGCTGTAGTTATCTCAGCGCTTGCAGGTCCAGCGGTTAGGGCTTTAGACAAATCCGATAATGCTTATGGCATCGGTGCTAATGACAAATGACGCCTACAGAATGGGCTGGCTTTGGCGCTGGCGTTATCGCCGTGCTATCAGGCGTGCTAATCGGATTACGTTTTTTAGTTAAGGGTTGGTTAAATGAACTGAGGCCCAATGGGGGCTCCAGTATGAAGGATCAATTAACCCGACTAGAACAGCGTGTCGATGATCTCTTTGTCTTAATCAGTAAGCGATAATTTTAATTATGGCAACCACACGTAAGCGTAGAAAAATTAACAGGCGCAAGGTGCGTAGATCACCCGACCCTTTATCTAAGCTAGAAGTGTTTTATATTGCTAAACACGAAATGTTTAAAGCTGCACGTAAAGCAGGTTTCAGTGAATCAGTAGCCCTCTATTTAATGGATAGTCCAGAGTCTATGCCCGACTGGGTGGTAGGCGATAAAGGCATTATCCCTGTTATTCCTACTCCAGATGAGGATGAAGATTAAGCGCATAGCGTTTATCAGTGATCTCCAAGTACCCTTCTTTGATGAGAAGGCAACAAAATCTGTAGGCCGTTTTTTAAGCAAGTGGAATCCGCATCGCACTATTTGTATTGGAGATGAAATTGATCTCCCACAGCTTGGCGGTTTTAATGCTGGCACTATTGATGA